TTAAATGTCATATCTAAAAGAGGTGTAGTCATATGAATGTTTACTCTCTTTGCTCCACCTGTCTCTCCACCATATGAGATTCTAACGTTAGTAACGTTAGCTGCTTGATTCAAAAATTGTTCTGTAATCTCCATATGTTTAATCTTTCCTTTGTTCAAGTGAACATAATGATATCCATAACCAAGAGATCCTTTGATTAATTCTTGCAACAAACCTTTGTTATATTTTGGTGAACCATCTATTACCTTAAAATTTCTATTGCCTGATTGATATTGATTAAAGGTTGCACAGAATGTTGCCTCATCTAATCCAAAAGTTTTCATCAATGCAATACCATCATTAGTAGTAATCTTTCCTTCCTTGACTTGATCAACAGGAAACACATTTGTCTTGAGACCTAAGTTGGATAGAGTTGTTGTGCCACTAGTTTTTAATGACAGATAATACTTATGAAGTGGTTTGCCTTTACACTTACTTATCAATGTTAGGTCAGTAATAGTAGAACCAATTTCATATCCAGTTGACAACGATGCTGTTCCAATTTTCCAGTGACCACTCTCAAGTGTCATAGGTCTTTTCTTATTCTCACCACCCTCTGCAATAACTCTAACTGCAATACAATCTTCCAAGTGATAATGTTTTACCAGACCGTAAATAAAATCTCTGTATTTATTGTTAGTAAGTTCACTGGTCTCAATCCAATCGTTGATACCTGCTTCTAGTTGTTGCTCAAATAAATTTCCTTGGTTTCCTGATCCTCTATTACCTCTACTACCATCACCAAAATCTACCTTCAGTGCAGTTATCTTTAATTTCTTTTTTATCTCTGCTTTTGTAAATTCTGTTTGTAATGCTCTAGCTATCTTTACTTGCTTTTTATTAGTTGGATCAAAGGCAAGAGGATTCTCCATACCATATGTACTGACAAGATAATTCCACAACCTAAGTCCTTCTGCTGCTGTTGCAGTATCCATATGTTTTACAGAAGATCCTGCTTCTGAAAACGTAGATGGTATAAGCTTGTATGCCATAAGAAAACCTCCAGTCTAAGTATTTAGAAAGGAGGTCTTTAGATTATTAATGAGCATGAATATAAAAATGTTCCTTGATAACACTAATACGTTCTTCTGCTCTTGCGATGATATCAATTTGATCTTGAATAGCAGCAAGAACATCTGGATGTTCACCGATACCTACAGGATTGTGTAAGTAAATCTCAACGTTTGCCGATGCTTTTTTAATTTCACCTTGTGCTTCAGCGAGCAAGGCTTCAATAGTTTGTTCTCTTAAGTCTGGACAGGACATTGTATCATTTGTTTCTTTTATGTAGGTGATGTTTGGTTGATTGAGATAGTGTGTCTCATAATCACCGCTCATCTGTCTCCTGCTGCACGGACTTCAGATCTATTGATCTCAAACTTTCCGCCAGGATAACGTTTTTCAAGTTTCTTTACGTTACGTTCAATGACTTCATCAAATGAGACATCCAATGCCATTGTTGCTTGAGCGACATACCATAGCAAATCACCCAACTCAATGATAAGATGCTCACGGTTATCGTCGTTCCACGGTTTTCCTTGGAATACCATTTTCTTAATGATCTCAAGAAATTCACCACCCTCTGCGTTAATTCCAACGCCAGCAGTAAGGAGCCGCTCAATATTGGCACCCTCACGATCAAGCTCGCCAATGCGATCAGCAAAGTCAACAAAATTTGTTGAAGCTTCTGACGTAACTTCAGAAACAAATTCTTCATATCTATTAAAATTAATTGTCATACATTCCACTCTGCGAATTTTGATAATCTAGATTGTGTGTCAGCAAATTGCTGGAAGTCCTCACCAGGATCTTCATCATTGATACCAATAGCTGAGGCATCATCAGCAACATCATACAGCTTCATTTTGGATCTGTCAATTCCCACCATGAATTTTCGTGAGGAAGTCGGGTCATTGTACCTGTTTTTAAGTTGTTTGACCAAGATGCGACCCTGTTGTTCCAACTCCTCAGTAGATATAAGGGCAAACATAAAATCAGCAGTGGCAGGGAGACCAAAAGACTCAGAAGTGTCAGTGAGATCGGGATCAGAGTTACCATACCCACTACGAGTAGTTTGAGTAGCTGAGACAATAGGTACCCCAATTTCCACAGCAAGACCGCGAAGCTCTTCAGCAATCGCTTTAACATAGGTATACGAATTAACAATGGCACCTTTGTACCTCACACTTGCACATATGTTTAAATAGTCAACGAAAATAATATTTGGTTTGAAGTCTTTCTTCAATTTGAGATCGCTTAAGAGTGCCTTAAAGTGTCCTACATGAGCAGACGCTGTAGGGTACTCTTTGATAATAAGTTTTCCTCTAGTCTTTTTAGCGATCTCTTGAACCTTGCTAGAGAATAAAACTTCTGGTAGTTCTACGATGTCCTTGACGTTAACGTTTAAAAGATTTGCGTCAATTCGCTCAGCAATCTTCTCCTCTGCCATTTCACATGTAATGTAGAGAACGTTATACCCCTGAGTGAGTGCGGAACCAGCCATGTGGCACATGAATAGAGACTTCCCGACGCCTGTACCAGCAAGAGCGATGTTGAGAGTCTTGTTAGGTAGACCACCTTTTGTAATAAAATTAAACTTCTCAAGATCAAACGGGATCTTTTCTTCTTTCCTGTGATAGAACTCATATCTATCTGATGATTGTTCAATGTAATCGTGTCCAATGTGTTCATCAAAGGAGACAGCAAGAGCATCTTGCAGGATGCTAGGGATAGCACCCTTATCTAATTTTTTATCTCCGCCATCAGCAATCTTGATTGATTGCATGAGTGCCAAGTATATAGCTCTGTCTTGACACCACTTTTCTGTGGCGTCTAACAACCAGTCATAATCAATCCAATCATCATTAAGAGAGTCTATTCCCTGTAATGAATCTTTGAATGTCTCTTCTGTAAGATCTGCTCTAGTTTGGAGATTAATTTTAAGAACTTCTTTAGTAGGAACCTTGTCATACTTCGTAGCGAAGTCAGCAATTTCCTCAAAGATAACTTTCTCATGATAAATCTCATAATATTCTGCCTTTAAAAAAGGAATTACTTTACGATAATACTCCTCATTATAAATGAGGTTTCGTAAAATAGTTTCTTCTATACGTTCACTCATTAAAATCTAACCTCGCAAAAGATTTTTCACTTAATCTTTTCTGAATTAGTCTACCATACTCTTCATGTAGTTCGCAACCAATGTAATGTCTTTGTAAGGATTTAGCTACCAATGCGGTTGTGCCAGATCCCATAAAAGGATCTAATACAATGTCACCCTCTTCACTACCTGCCTTAATACATGGTTCAATTAGATCAGGTGGATACACAGCAAAGTGTGCTCCTTTGTATGGTTTGTTTGTTACACTCCAAACAGATCTCTTGTTTTTTGTTGCATAGCTTTTGCTTAACCCTGTGTGAGGGGATAGACCGCTGCCAGCATTATGATACTTACCTTTACTACGGTCGCGAGTACCCCAGTCCCTAGCAGGTTCTTTGATTGCTTCGTTGTCATAGTAATATTTTTTGTTTTTACTAAATAGGAATATATACTCATGTGACTTGGTGCATCTATCTCTCACGCTTTCGGGCATAGGGTTAGGTTTGTGCCAAATAATATCTTGACGTAAATACCACCCATCAGCACGTAATGCAAAAGCCAACATCCAAGGAATCCCAATCAAATCTTTTTCCTTTAGTCCTTCTAATTTTCTTCCCCGCTTGTTGCATTGTTGCGGTAAATCCTGATTGGTTTTACTCACCGATTGCTTAGGATAGGACTGACCTTTGCCAGGTCTATAATTATAATATGAGTCACCTATATTTACCCACAACGTACCGTCATCAGATAGCACATCACGTACAGATCTAAAAACGGATACAAGATTTTGTATATATTCTTCTGGTGTTTGTTCTTGACCAATCTGACTATTCTCTCCTCCATAATCACGCAACCCGTAGTACGGTGGTGATGTCACACACATCCTAGCCTTAGTATCACCAAACTCTTTTAGAGTCTCGCGACAATCACCCAACAAAATTGTGTCAATTACCATATGAATATTCCTGACGTGCTGCCTCTTCAAGTTTTTGCATCACTTCTTCAGTGAAATACTTTTCAGGATTAGCGAGAATAGATTTAGGATAAACAGAAGATTCACCAACCTTAATACGATTGCCAACCCGTTGGAAGATCCCGTATTGTTCACCCAGTTCCAATAGTCCATAGTATTTGTCCAATCCACGGTCGTCAAAAAATAGACGAGTTTCAACTTTACTACCCTCCTTTGTTAAACGTGATTTTTTTGCTTCACACTTGATGATATTACCAACTAATTCAGTACCATCTTTTTCTTTCTTCTTTCCAAGATAGATGATAGTAGATGCTGCATACTTCAGACCTGTACCACCACCCATTTCTTTTGCAGGAACATAAGAACCAATTACATCATATGTATGGTTAGTCACAATCATAGGAATACCTGCTTGTCCTAGCTTCAATGTCAATACACGAAACGCACCTTTGATAAGTTGCGATTTAGTCATGTCACGAACCTGTTTATCATTAGCAATGTCCTCCATCTCTTTAGATGTAGAGAGCATACCTAGACTATCAAGTACAAACATCATAGGTTGACGTTTGTCTTTAGGTTCTTTCATATACTTATCAAGAATCCTACATGCCTGTGTTCTGAACTCTTCAATTGTAGCTACGGGAAACAGCACCATACGTGAACTGTCAATACCACGTGACTCAATCATCTCACGGGAAATGGCGGATTCAGTTTCAAAATAAATGACACCACCTGTAGGATTAGCGTCAAGGAAATTACGAACGACACTAAGAGCAAAGAAAGTTTTTCCAGTGCTGCTCTCTCCTGCAAGAGCGGTGACTTTGTTTGAAGGCAGACCTCCAAAAAGCGAACCACTAACCAAGGCATTAAAGATATAACTGCCAGTATCAACGTAATTAGTAATGTCACCTGCAGCAACTCCTTCGCTGACCAAACCAGCAAACTCATTTCCACTGTCCTTAATTACGGTATCTAAGAATCCCATTGTGTTACTTCGTCCTCATAAAAATTTACATAGCTATATTGTGTGCTCATGAGTCTAGCAAACCCAAGAGCGGTATCATAATCCTCAAAACATTTAATGTCTTCAGGACGTACTTGACCAACCACATGATTAGTCCATGTGACTACAAATACTTTCTTACTCATGAAAAGAAACTAGAAATTGTGATGGTTTTTTCGTGAGTCCAACCAATACATTGTAGCACGTTCTTCAATGGTTCAAGAAATGACTTCTCAAACTGTGTTTGGTAATCCACATATTTCTCAATACCAAACTCCTTTGGCAACTCACCAAAAAAGCTAATGGTGTTTTCATGTAATGGGTTTGGTGTTTTGAGATACACGAACTTAACCTTCTCACCCTCTTGAATGAGAGGATGTTTGTTTTCTATATTATAGTGCTTTACGTAATGATTGTAAAGTAGTGCACCTCTCACTGCGATGGGAGTTCCTTTTTGGTAGATCTCCTTTGGGTGACGGTACTTGGCAAGGTTGTTAACTCCTCTGGGAAAGGCGACTTCCTCGTAGGGTCTTTCTCTTGTTTCATTGCGGACTTC